GGCGGCAGTTGAGCTGTCTCCTGTGCCGCCATCCCCGCTATTGCCATCTCCGCCAGCAGCGTTGCCACCACCGGGAGCGCCAGCGCCAGCGCCAGCAGAACCACCGTCGCCCGTGCCAGCCGCTCCGGGTCCAGCATCACCTCCAGCGGCAGACGAAGCAGCGCCCGAGCCGCCATCTCCACCATCACCACTGGCAGCGGCCCCACCAGCAGCGCCAGCAGCGCCCCCTCCATCAAAGTGGACGGGCGGCCAATTGACATCTGGAGACGACACCAAACCAGCAGCCATTAACCGGCTAATAATATCGTTGTTCATTTCAGTGGTATCCCCGCATCTATGCGCTCTTTACACTTAAAGCATGTACCGCAAACGCCGCTAAAACAGGTCAAGACAAGCGGCTTGACATCGTTAGGAATGATTTCCCACTGTTGAGCTTTGGTCAAGTGCGACAGTGGAGTCCGCAACCGGTTGTCCCCAGTCATAACTCCCATAAATGTTTCCATTTGCCCCCTCATTTGAGGGTTGACGGCTGTAGTGTCCTCGTTGTTCAGCCCGTAATATAGGTTTTTAACCTGCGGGTTGTACACGGTCAGCATGCCGAGAAAGAACGAGATATACCAACGCTGAAACGAATACTTGTACTCTGGCGTTTCGTTACGGATGGTCCCCAAGTTGGTCATCTGCAGGTCTATCTCCATCATGGGGACATCCATCTTTTCGGCAATCAACCGAGCGTTAATCCGCTGAGTTGCAAGCCACACCTCAATCGGGCCGTACGGCGGCTCCGGCAACGATAGCGCAAAGTTAAACGCCACAAACTTCTCACCAGTCCTCTTGAGGTGCGCCATCAACGCAGTAGACTCAACGCCCCCTGAAAAAGCAAGAATTCCCGTGTAGTCATCCAAGGGAATTGTGGCAACTTCAGGCGGGAGTGGAAAGTAATTCATCTTTGTCATTTTGATCTAAGCGATGGCTTAGCCAACTTTCCAGTTAGTGCCATCTGAATATACAGGCACGGCCACCGCTCCGCCACCAACCACGGTAGCGCCAAATGTGGGGGTCAGTGCGTTTGTCACAAAAGCCCGAGCCCCCGTTCCAGATGTTGATGCGCTAGGCAGCGTAGCCACAGTGTACGGCGCACTCGCCTCCAACTGCCCAACAATCTTGTTCAGTTGGTTAAAGTACAAACGCAGCACGCTGTTTAGCTGGTCCTGAAACTTTGGGTCGTATTGGGTTGGCGCAAGCGGCAGGTTGGGCACTGCAACTTGGCTGAGTTCATCATTGGCGGTAACAAGGCGGCTCATAAGTCAGCGCCTCCCGTCCTGCCTGATGTCAATTCGCGGCGATCCAAGTTGCCACGCGCATCCCAGTTGATTGGACTCTAGCTGCAAGATCATTTGCCGACCCCGTACCCGGACGTAAACCTGCCCAGTAAATTGCTCAATTGGGACCGTGGCAGTGCGGACAACTGTGGCGTTATCGCTCCCGGCCACCGATGCAGGGTCGGTATACCCAGACCCCGAGTTTTTCATTGGGATTAACGTCAGAGTAGTTTGTGGGTTGGCAACGTTAGACCCCCGGAACGTAATGTCCGGCAGTATGCGCCACACAAACCCAAAGTGGTCGCCGTCATCAATGTCAAACTCAGCCGAGCTAATAAGGGAATAAATTGGAAGCGACACTTCGGTGGCGTTGTCATCCACACCCAACTCATGATAGACAATGTTGTTAATGTATGTAGCCGCCATTGGGGTAGACCGCAGCCCAGAGTCCAGCCAAGCTGATCGCGCCAGAGCTCCGTAGTACCACGCGCCTTCGCCATTGTTTTCGGTGTAGTTATACACAACATACCGGTCAACTTCTGAAGCGCTTGCGCTGCAATAGAAAAACCAAACTTCGTTGAACCCCTCGTTGGTGCTGGCAAAAAACTGATCTGCTTGCTCCAAGTTGATGTCGCCATAAACAAATCTGAGCAAGTCGCAACGAAGCGTCTGCACACGGCCATCGTACTTGTAGAACTTGTCTACGCCCATCCAATACGCAATGCCGGACGCCACTGCGGCGGCGTTGGGGCCAACAATCGAAATGTTGTCGCCCAGCAACTGAGAGCCCCAAACAGCAGGAGCGCCGAGGTACTGCAAGGAGTACAGGGACGAATCCGTGTAAACCAAAATTTCCTGCCGGGTTTGAAGCGCCGTAACGATCTTTGATCCGTGCGACAGCAGCAAACTGCCCGCCTGATTGGTGGCCGCTGGCGTCCAGTCAGTTACAGACTCTTGGTCAGACCAGCGCAGCAACATGGGGCTTTGAGTGGCGGAGCCGTAATCGTTTGCCCCAAAACAGAATACAAACCGCGACGCATCTGACACCAGCAGGTAGTTTTGCACCAATGGGACGTCCACCAGTAGCGATATATACGCACCAGAGCCCGTGGATGAGGTGTTGATGAGGGTGCCAGAGCTATTTGCAATATTAAAAGACAGCCCAGTGACGTTGGTGACGTAGTAAGTGGTGTTGGCGGAAACGCCAGAAGGGAGAGAGACAGACGCGGCAAACTGAATTGGCGTGCCTGCTGTAAACGTGCTTGCTGCAGTCACAACCGTGGGGCTTGCGTTGGTAAATGTCACGGCCCCGCCCAAACTGGAAACCAGTACCCCTCGAGCCCCTAGCCCAGTGAGGTTATCCCAGTAATAGAGCGGTCCGCCCCGGTAGCCAAACACCAAGTTCTCGCCAAAATTCTGTTGCTGCCACAAACGAATGGGCGTAGTCGATGCTGTGCCGGTACCCCACGGGCCAAGCCCCCAACCCCCCGCGCCCCACCCAATAATGGGGCTGCTATCGGCAGCGCCTATGCCAATTTGGTACGCGGCATTAACCGCCGAACCGCCGTACGACCCCGCAGCAATTGCTACCGTGGTTAGGATGGTGTACGTATCAACCGACAGTACCGTGATCTGAAACTCAGCGTTAAATGTGGCAGCGTATGTGCCCGTTGCGCCGCTAAAGACAACAAAGTCGCCCGTAGCTCCGCCGTGAGCGGTATCCGTTACCGTGACCGTTGTTGTCCCGTTGCCTGCGAACGGATCGGTATTGATGACCCCGGAGGCGCGAAGTGGCGTGATGTCGTTGTAGGAGCCACCCTGTTCAATATAGAACTTCAGGTTTGTACCCACACCAAGCAAGTTTGAGCCGCCCAGCGTTATCCAGTTCCATAGCGACCGGCAAACCCCAAGAAAAAAGTTTGCGGAAAGCCGAGTCCAGCCGCCGATCTTTTCTGGCGTGCCTTGGCGGAACCGAACCTTGTCGGATTCGTACCAGCCGTTTTCGTTGGTGTACCGGGTGTTTTCCCGGTTCACCCCAGCTTTTAAGGTAAGCTTTTTTAACGGCATAGGGTCCTTACGCGGTTAAGACGTTGAGGGCGGTGTTGATATGCGCAACCCTATCTGAGAGCCCTATTGTCCCACCATTGATCTTTTTTGTCATCCCTGTGAAGTCCTTGGCGTCAGCTTCCTTGTTTAAACCGCGCTTGTTCCAATACCACGCAGCCGTTAGCGCGGCGTATGGCCGAGTCAGAACCAAGTCTGGGTCTGCCACAAAGTCCACCCCCAATGCGTCAGAAGCAAGCCGGTAGTTGTCCTTGCCCGTCAATTGGATCAGGCCACGGCCACGGTACTTCCAGCCATCGCCCTCATCGGTGTTGCCCATCCGGCCAGAATACACCTTGTTAGCGATCTTCTCGGGATTGCGGTGAAACGGCTGCGCCGCCTCCTCAGAGGCAAAACGGCTCGGCCATGTGGCGTGCAAACCCTTGGCGCTGTAGTTCAGGTTCTCTTGCAGAGTTTTGAACCCGCCAGACTCGTGGGAGCACTGGCCGATGAACGCCGCTTGGCGCTCAGGGGTGCTGATGTCAAAACGCTGGAATGCCGCCATCAACGGTTCTAGCCAAGCCGGGTCAATGTGCATTTCCTTGAGGTGGTCTTCAGTCATTTTGCTGCCCTTGAAAGAATGTCGGTCTTGGCTTGTGATCCAGCAGACGAGCCGAAGTAGTAGGCAATGATGCCAGTCCACGCCGTACCCAAACTGCCCAGCATCATCAAGATGGCCGGGTTGCTGCTGTCAATCTGGTTGAAGAACATCATCACCATGATGCCAAAGAAGCCAATGGTAACTGCGCCTGCCAAGATGGGTGGCATCAAACTGCGAGTTGTGGCCTGCATCTCCCGTGCTGACTTGCGGTCTTCCACTTCCAGTTTCTCAAAGTTCAGGCCCAGTTCCTGTGCCTGCTTTTGCAGTTCAATCTCAGCAATCTTAACCTGTGCGATCTGCTCTGCTGACAGCTTGTTGTTGGAGATCATGTCTCCCACCTTGTCAGGGTCAACCCCAATGGCCTTGGATATGGCCGACACAGCCATGCCTGCCAGTGGGCCACCCATTGCTGTGGCAATAGTCGGTGCGATCTGTTTGAGCCAATCCATATCAATTTCCCCTTTTGGTTAGCATAGCGCCGGCAATCTCCAGCATGAATTTTACCTGTTGAATGTCTTGCGGTGGCTCTGCCCACCCGACTGTGATCTGACCAACAAAACGATGGCTGTCTGGCGGCACGCTGACCCGGCAGGTGAACGTCACGCCCTTTTCGATGTACCACAGGCCCACCTCAGACTGAGCGTAGCGGTACTCGCCGCAAGGAATCTCGTTGGTCATCAGCTTGACCACATCCGAATTGTTGGCTGTGTTCTGACTGAACAGGCCCACATCAATATCTTCAATCGTCTTGTCCCTGCCGTCCTTGGTGTAGGCTTTATACAACACTCTGCTGTTGAACAGGGGGTTGACCTTAA